TATAATTATTAGTATTATTAATACTTACTGGTGCTTGATTTTGTATAATGCCGCCAATTGCTCCAGGAATTCCGTTCGTTTGAAATCCAAGTAATGCGTCACCAATTGTTTTGCCTACTTTTGTTTCATAAAATTTTTCACCTAACTTCTCCCCAATCTCTGGCGCTTTTGCTAAGAAAGTTATTGCACTAACTATCAGTCCAAGTTGAGTAGCAAGAGCAAGAGCAGGAGCAACCATAATTTTCATTGCATTTCCTATCTTTCCAAGATTTGAAACAATAGTCCCAACAGCTAAACCACCACCAAGTAATTTCACAATATATGGCATATCTTTAAAAGCTTTTACTAAATCCCCTATTAGACTTTCACCGCCTGCGCTAAATACTGCAAAATCTTCTAACAATAAAACAATTGCACCAAGTCCTAACAAGAAAGGCCTAAAAGTTAAAAGCAAGCCAGCCATTGCAGCAGTCAAGATTGTTATTCCGTTTTCTAGTCCTGATATCTTATTAATAAAGCCACTAACTAAGCTAAATGCTCCGCTGACTGCCTTTGTAAATACTGCAAAGGATTTTCCTATACCTGCTATTAATTGTATTATATTATCGCCATTGTCATCAACCCATTTAAAAAATTGGTTTACTAGCTTGTCTAATTCTGGAGCTAATTTTGCAACGGCTTGATCTTTTAAAGCAATAAATCTTAATTGCAAGCCTTTGATTGAAGTTCCTAGATTGTCAATGTCTTTTCTTTGCCTACCACTTAAAAACATATTGTTAGAAAGTTTGTCAAATTCTTCTCTTGATAATCTTAATATATTTATAAACTCTGGGCTTAATCCTATTTTACTAATTAAATTAGTTGCAGTGGCCGCATTAAGGCCTTTTATATTTTCTCTTACTCTTTCCAATACTTCAAAAGCAGTTTTTGATTGCATTGGATCTACTCCTAATTGTGAAAATGGAGTAATATTGCCCTCGCCAAAAACAGTAATATCATTTATATTCTTCTGTAAATTGCCTATTGACTGCGCTATTTGATCCGCTGATAATGCTAAATTAGATAACTGCCCTGCTTGTTGTAATTTTTGCAAATTCTCAACGGCTAGCCCTGTTTGATTACTTAAATTTTGTAAACTAACGACACCTTTTAAAGAGCTATTGACCAAAGTATTAAGGCCAACAACAGCACCAGCGAAAGCAGCACCAACAGCAATTAAATTGCTTCTTAGTTTTGTAACACTGCCCTTAAATTCGTCTAGTTTTTTTGTGTCACCTTTTACTCCTAAATTTATAAATAGTTCCCCTATACTAGCCATTTTGTTTATTATTTAAGTTCATATATTCGCTTTCATAATCATTACAAAAGTTTTCATAATGAAACATTTTTAAGACCCAGTCAACCGACATATTTTCTATTACTTCTGGGTTACCCCCTCCATAACCCGCTTTTGCCAATCTTAAAACAATTAAATCAGTATCCTGACAATTTATTTTAGTTTTTGGCTTTATAGTATCACTTCCTGCCGTTACTTTTGTAACGATGAAAGAAGGGGCTTGATAAAAGGCAATACATTCACTTTTAAACACATTGCAGCTATAAAATAATAGTCGCCTATTGCTTCTTCGTTATCGTCAAAAAAATCTGTATTAATAGCCTTGCCATTCCAAGTACACCTTTTAAAGGCAATATCTAAAGCCTTGTTTAATTCTTCGCTTAAATCTAATTGCATTAAGACATGTATTAATTTATCTAAAGCGCCTGATTTAACCGCTGAACCCATTTGATCTTTATTGCCTGAAAGTAAATTAGAAAAATCAATATCAGATATTTTAACATTACTTTCTTTAATAGCACCCAAGACCGCTTTACGCAGTCTTGAGCTTTCTATAAATCTTAATTTATTAACTACTAATTCTTTTCCTGTTGGAGTTGTAAAAGTATTTGTCATTATAAGTTTCTAGATGAATTAGTAAATCTGATATTATAAACTGATACGCCTTGCTCAATATCGCCTTCTACATTAGAAGTTGTTTCAACTCTTTTTGAGAAAGAACCACCTGATAATGCGTAGGTATCTTCTACAACGTTTGAAATACCGTCACCAATTCTTTTAACTATTGAACCAGTCAATAAAGTAAAAGAAGGCAAATCAGCTTCCATAGTTTTAAACTTTGAATTTAAAGTTTTATCATCGCTTGAACCTCTTAAAACTCTTATGCTTAATTCTGCAATTTTGCCAGTTTCATTAAGGGCAATTATAGAATTACCATTTTTACCAGTTGTTGCTGAAGTTATATCATTTGGAAAGGTTAGAGTTCCAACATCACCATTAGCTAAGTCAACTAAAGGCAAGCCGTCAATTATGATTGAGTCATTTCCTGTTAATGCTATTGTCATTTTATATTTTATTTAAAGTTAATAATTAAGCCTCTATATTAATAATAATACTTGAAGAATGAATTGCGCCAGCTTCCTTGATTGCAATTTGCACTATTGGAGCTTCTCTAGCTTCTCTTTCTGCTTGTGCTTGTTGCGCAATAGGTAAGCTATAAAGATAATAGCCGTTATCCTCTATATTTCTTATAAAGTCTTGTTGATTGCCAAAAGTGTCGCCGTTCCAAGATCCAGGAGCAATAACCCCAGCATTTACGCTTTGTATTAATGGTTGAGAAAGGGCTACCTTGTAAGCTGTCATTGTTTGCTCTGTTTGTGGCCTTTTTGTATTAGTTTGTTTTAAGAAATTAAATCCTGCAACTTCAACCGATAATTTAATAAATATAGAATTATAAACAGAATCAAAGAATTTATTAGCGCCATTTGAAATAACAACTGGCAAGCCTTCAATAGAACCATAATAATCAACACCCGCAGTTTCTGCTTTATCAAATATAGTTTGATTAATTAAAGTATCTGGCAATACATTTGCAAGAGCTTTTAATTGCATAGTTTGAGAAGTATTAGAACCGCTGAAATTTACACTAAATGCTCTGCCTAAATAAGCCGCTTTCATTAAGTTTGCTGACTCTTGACTAACTGAATAAAATAAAATTCTTGTTTTAGTTTGTGTAGCATCTTTAATTATTGAAGCAATACCAGTAGTAGGCTCTAAATCTTCTGTACTGCATACATGAGCTAAGAAAATCATATCTCTAGTTTGAACGGTAGCAGCAATTGCAGAAATAGCTGAATCTTCTAGACCAAGATTTGTTATAAGCCCTGTATAGTTTACTTGCTCTTCAGTTCTTAAAATAGCATCTGATATAGTTTCGCCTTGTGAGTCTGCGCCACCTGTTGCAGTTCCAGCCGCTACATTAAATAATGAAGCAACACTTAGATCAGTTCCAGAACCAGCAGGTAATTGCACTAAATTAACAGAAGAAGAAGCGCCAACCTTTTTAGAAGCTAAATCAAAGCCAGTAGCTTTTGCAGTTACTACAACATCAGTCAACTTTCTTTGTAAGATTGTTGCTATATCAGCTAAAGAGCTTGCATTAGTGAAGTTTAGGCCTGTTAGATCAACATTATTGCCATTTAAAACAACCCTAATATCACCATCAGCAATGGCTTGTAAGTTTGTTAAATTAGCTGCAATGTCTGCGCTTTCATAAATACCTTCTATTGCACTAATTGCATTTATTAAAGGTATAACAACAAGACGGCCATCGCCTGTTAAAATGTTTGGTGATTGTGCAAAAATGTTACTTGCCATTTGAGCAGTAACGCTATTGGTTCCATAATCAGTTTGAACCGCTGAAGCTGTAACATAAGTATTAAATTCATCAACATTGCTAGGAGTTTCAGTAGTAAATATTGCAACGCTATTTACATTAGCAGCAGGTAAACCCGCTGGAGTTCCTGTTATTGAGACATTAATGATATTTTGAATAGGTATAGACATAATTATTCGTTTTCAATTGAGTTATTAAAAGTATCATAAACAAGAGTATCTCTCACTTGATTATAATGTGCTAAAATATTAATATTTAGAGCAAATCTATTATACATTCCCTCGCCCTCTAAATCTGACACATTGACAAAACCTTGTGTTACTGGCGCTATTTGGAAAAAATATTCTTCTTGTTTATTTCTTGAGAAGTCAGAATTTAAAGCCATAATTACTTCTTCTTTTCTTATTATTGAGCTTGAGTCTTTGGAGTAAACATTAATAGAATAGCTTTCTTTCATATTAATAGATAATTCTTGTTGTTCTGTGTC